TGTAATTATAAATCCTTCGACAATATCGCTCTGAGGGCCAAAATCTTGAGACAAAACATATATTTGTCCTTCATAAGATACAGTATCAACACCAGAAGAATATGTTACATTACTATCCCACTCTTCATAATCTATTTTTACATAAGGGAAAATATATGAGTTATTAATTATTGATTTATGCAAAGAATTATCTCCACTAGATAAAGCGCAATCTTCATTTGCAGGAGTATAAATAACTCCTGTATCAAAGTAATCGGCATTAGCAGGATAACCACTTGATCCATATATAGCATTATTTAATTCTCTTGTGTATTCAAATTCATTAAACATCTTTGTGGAAATTAGTCCTGCATCAGAAATAGAGTCCCCCGCAACAGAATTCACTAACTTTTTAGAATTAAAACCTGGAGTTATCACATAGACAGGTTCTTGAGTATTAACGTCATACAAATAAGCATGAATTCCAAGAACGTCATTGCTTGCATTTGAATTATTAATTTTCAATTGTTCGATATCAACAACTTCATCATTAGCATCAAGAATATCCCAATTAAACACAATTGTATCTTGCCTCTCTCTGTAGGAAAGATTATCTACCTTAAGCTCATAATTCTTGGGGCTTAATATAGCATCATCACCCTGAACTTCTATTCCTTGTTTAGTTAAATTATAAGTTGGACCAATTCCATATTCGTCATAAGCGCAAAAAACATAATAATAATCAAAACCAAACGCTTGGCTCAAACTAAAAGAGCCATCAACAACTTGATTTTCATCTGTATAAAAGAACTCAATCTTTGGACCTAAGTTTTCCCAAAAATCAGTGTTTGATGGATTTTTATTTATATCCGCAGTATGTTCCTGAATAACTTGATATACATTACCATCACTATACAAGTATTTTTCACCAACAAGATAAAGATGATTATTTAAGCTTACATAATCAGGAGCACTTGCAATCTCACTAAGGTATTCTACACTCTTATACAAATCGGTATAATCACTCAGAATTGTATTACTTTTTACATATAAATACTTGACTACTACATTACTAAAATCATCATCACTATTTATCCAAGAAAAACTAGTCAAGGAAGAATTAAGAGATTCAGTAAAGTTTAAAATTTCAGGCTCAGAATTGGAACAGTTTATTGTAGCAATTGAACTCCTTCCGTAAGAATCATAAGATTTTATTTCAATAGCAAACTGTCTATCAAGATCCAAATCATTAAAAGCTTGAGTAGTAATTTCAAAAGAAAAATTTCTATAATCAGACAAAGCCCCTACAACATCATCGGTCAAAAGATAATTTTGCAATCCTTGAGAATTGTTTAAAATATCATTATCAATCAATATTCTATCCACTCCATTTTTTATGGTAATCTCAAATTTATCAAAAAATGTATCACTCAAAAGTTCTTTAGATAAAGACTGCCCCTCCTTTGAGTGCCCTGGCGGAGCAATAAGTTCCCAATTTATTAATAAGCTTCTTCCAACAAAACTAGCATTAACTATAAGACTATTATCCTGATCAGATGGAGATGAGACGATTAAATTATTAGCAGTACCAAGATCAACAATACTATTTAAATTATTAAAAGAAAATGTAGATTTGAATTCCGGAGCTGATATAGAAATAGTTTGCTCTATATACTGTGATCGTATACCTATATCATTTATCGCGAAAACCCTAACATTAAAACTTCCATAATTTCCCTTTAAATCCACCCTATGAGTATATTCTTCGTAAACCTCCTCAACTAAAGAAGAACCTTTACCAAGATCATATTGAAAAGAATAATTATCTGAAGTACCAACAAGTTGATAATTTACAGATAAATCTGTAACCAAAAATTTTACTCCTAATGCTGTTGATTTCATTTTAAATTTTTATAACGTCTCTAATTGTATAGTCAAAAAGTTCTAATTCTTCAGGGGGATCAGGAACAGCCATATCCGCTTGAGGAGGTATAGGTAAGTAAGGTTTAACAACAGATATATTTTTATCTATAGCATCAAATTTATTTGGGCTATATTCACTGCCTATAATTTCAAATTTATTTTCACTATTTTCTTTTATTCTTATTACACGGTACAATTTTCTATCTAGATATATTTGATTTTCAGAACTCAAGCTAGAAATATGACGCACTAAACCGAAAGAATTGATTGTGCCTTGCTCGGAATCCAAAACATCTTTTAAAGATATAGAATCAACAAGCTCGATTTTATCTTCATCAACATATATTGTAGCCCATTCAGAATTAATTAAAGAGTTAAATTGTAAGTCTTGACTTGATTGAGTAACTCCCTCAATTATTATATCTAAATTTTCTTTTAATAATAAATTATGACCAACCTCAAGCTCGAGTTGAATACAGTCCAGTCCGGACACAGAAGTATATTTATCAACTGCGAAAAAATTCTTTATTGAGCTTAACTTGAGACCTGGATTAGATGATGACTCTTCACCCAAAATAGGTAAAATTGTAACAGGCTCATCCAAATCATCTATAGATTCAGACAAAAACCCAAGCATAAAACCAGAAGCTTGAAGTTGAGTAATTTGCATCTTCATTCCTTCGTTGGAAGATCTTGAATTTTATCCCAAATTAAAATATCCAAGTTTAAATAAATCCTTACCCAAGTAAAAGCTATCCTTTCCATCTTCTTCAACACTTCGAGTTTCATTGGGTAAAGATAGGTATTGATTTTTTGTCAACTTTAAACTTGATGAATTCCATAGTTGATTTAATTTAACTGAATCAGATATAATCGCAGAACCATTAGAATCCAATAAATATATAGCTTTATTTTCATCTACATAACCAATGGGGTTATTATCAACTTTTGAATATGCTGGAAAATTATTTATGTCATTATGATAAACAAATAAACGATTAATTTCATTATCTGTATTCTTATAATTTAAAATCCACGGACTTATATTTGCATGTCCTTCATAATTACTAATAAAAAAGAAATATCCCCCAGTTGCAGGTGATGAAAAATTAGCATCTTCCTCAGATAAAACAAAAATCCACCCAATATTTTCTACATAAAAATATAAATTATAATTCAATCCCTTAGTTAACACTTCCCCAATATAAGTCCAACCTAAATTCCTAACAAAAGCCCACTGTCTTGAGGCGATATACAATTGACCAAAAAATTTAGAAATAGTCCAGCTTTTAAAATCCACAAAGTCCTTCTCAATGCCAATCAATTTTAATTCAGCAGAAGATAAATAATCTTCATTGACATTATTTTCTATACCAGAATTAATATAACTTTTTAAAGAGTAAGTTGATCCTTCAGATATTTGATTCAAGGCATTAATCGTAAAGTGAGATTCTGAATCTATATTCTCTGGACATACATAATGTATACCTCCCGGATTATTTAAGGAATCTAAACCTTCACTGTATATATTTAAAATATTACCGTCTTGCTCTTTTGATAATTGAAAGCTATGCTTTGTTGGGTTTCTAACAAAATAAGCCTCTTCATGAATTCTTCTGGAACTTATACCCGCAGGAAGCGTTCCATCACTAACAAACCTAACCCTTTCACCTTCACTAAATTCGTGGTGATATAAAAGAATTAAATTCTCATCAATAGATACAGTGAATTGCTTTTTTAATATTAGATTACCGACAATAGTTTTTTCCGAAACGACACTTAAAGCCTCTTTGTCGAGGATCAAATCCAAAGTGCCCTCGAATTTTATTATTTGAGGAGAATTTATATTTTCTATCTCAACGTCTTGATCTTCGTCAGATTCATATGTATTTCCTATAGATCTAGCCTCAATATTTTGAAAACTTTCACTTCTAGCTCCATAAGAAATTGTTATCTCGACCCTAGAAAGTCCTCCCAATGTTAAAGCAGGTTTATCTATTATTATATATGGATCAAATATTTTTATCGATTTACCTTTTTTTATTGTTCTATATAATCCAGTTCCTAAGATTCTACCACTCTTGTATTTACCTGATCTCATTTCGTCGGATACTTCAAAAATAGATCCTGGAACAAGGTAATTAGCTTCCATTGATGTATTAAATTTAATATTTTCCCCTTCAAGATTTGATGTAAATAATATCCATTTCGCTAACCTTTGCGCTTGAGATCTAGAAGTTATACCAAAACCTATACTCTCTTTCTCTGAAAATCCAAATTTTTGCATAAGCGAAGGGTCCTCCTCAAATACCATATCAGGTCTAAAAGATTTTTCTTTATTATTAAATTTGACAACTGCGCTACTAAATTTCTTACTTTTATAATCTCCAGCGTAAGTAAATCCCCCCTCATGAACGTTAGAATTATTAAATAATTTAATTGGTTTTTTAGGGTAATCCATTGTTACACTCACTTGCCCCCCAAAATAAGCTATCATTCCCCTGAAGACAGAACTAAATGCGTTTAATGTATTTAATGCTTCACTCTTATCAGTTAAGTAGATATTGCTAGTAAATCTCGGCTCAACTGTGGGATAATTTATTTGCGCGGCGCACCCTCCAAAAGAATATTTATTACCATCTTTATATATATATGAACCCTCAATATCCAAACTTGGCCCAGACACGGTTACGGTTCTTTCGGAAGCGTTGGTGCGGATAATAATTCTTTCTTCTATATGAGAGTACCCAGATCTCAAGCAAGACTTTTGTTGAATATTTTGTTTAATTGCATCATTATATTCATCAAAATGATGTTTATTCATAAAGAAAGCTATCTTCTTCCCTTTAAAAGAAGTTCCATCGCCAAATTCTTTTTTAAAATCGTACACAGAAAAGGTTTTGATAGCAATTTCTTCTTCAAGTGAATAAATCTTATCCTTAATCTCAGAATTTGTAGGCGTTCCCCCATTACTTGACAACAATTCTGTAGCTCTAATTCTCAATTCCTCGTTAGAATAAGATAATATAAAAGATATCAAAAGCTCGACAGTTACATTTTTATCAGCGTACCTCTCCACCTCAGAAGAAGTAGCCCCTTGCCCAAATATATCTTGAAAAACATTATCTATATTAACAGATGTAATTATCTGATCGCGACTACTCATTCCTGGAGGTATGTAATCCCTACTTAAAAATCTTTTTTCAGAGAATTTGGCGGCTCCAGATTCATTTAGGTACCAAAAATAATCTTCAATCTTTATGGTAATATATCCATATTCCTCAGATATACCATCCTGATAATTAACAACATTGTCTGTATGAAAAGCTCTCGGGACTGAAGATTTTGTTTCAATAGAATAACCAGTCTCAACCAATTCATCGCAGTACTTTGCTACTTTATATAGCTGCCATTTATCAATATTATATTGTTCCAATCCATATTTTGCTACCCCGAACCTTGGATTACTTAATACATCATAAAATATCCAAGCAGGATTATCACTCCAGTATTTATCATTATCAGAAACTGAATATATAGATTCTCCGTCACTTTGCCCCTTAAACAATCCATCCCAAGCTCCCTTGTATTTACGAGTAAAAGGATCATAATTTGATGGAACAAGCATTTTTTTCATCTTGACATGATATGACCGTTCAGGTACAGAAGAAAAATTTCTTGAATCAAACTTTAAACTAGCAACTGCACTATTTGGATAATAAAAGTTTTCATTTATTTTTTCGGCAACAGAAGATACAGAAAGCGTTCTTTTATTTAAAATTCCATCCAAAGCGTTATAAACAGAATCCAATCTCTCAAAGGGTTCTACATTAATTTTACCAACTTGATTCATGTTTTCACCATTCGTTCCTGGATTTGTCTCCACCTCACTATCTGGAGTCGATGCAGTAGGATCATATTCATTGCTTAATTTTATAACCTTAAAAGTCATCCCATTATTTAATTTCTCAGTTATTTTATTCCACTCAAATTTTATATTTATTGAAAACTCGTACACTCCCGTAGAAATTCCTCTTATTTGAAAATATTTTCTATCAAAAACATAACGCTGATATCTTTCAAGTACCCCAGGATTATTCTGAACAAACATCTCATAAGACTTCATCACCTCATCAGAGTCAATATTTTGATCGCTATATATAGGTTTAAAATTTACAGCCTGCTGCTCGGATGCAGAGAGTTTTTCCCAATATTTTTTTCCAAATTGATATTTAGGATTATCATTAAGACTTCCGTCAGTTATTATCTCTGCAGAAAAATCTTCGATTTCTAAATTATTAAACAGACAAACGCACCCGGAATCTGGATCCAGCACATTATATTCTTTTCCTGCGGACTGAACAAGTATAACAAAGTCGCACCAATTAAAAAAATTATCACCTTTCCTGTTCCTTCGGCTCATTTCGAGCTTCAAATTAATATCAACCTCTGTAACATTTGTGTTTGTAACAATATGAGAAAATATTCTTGCCCCATTTTCTTTGGCGAACTCTATTTCATTAAACTCTGTTGATGAATCAATATCCTTCATACCTGATATATTGTAAGGAAAATTTCTCCTTTCATTTTGGCTTAAATTAAGCCTCTCGCACCTCTTGGATTGATAATTGACGCCATCAACATACGGAGATGGCCCGATCAATAAAGTATCATATTGCCTAGAATAAGATGCGCCGCCAAATAGATTTTTTGCTCCAAAAGAATTTTGCTCCCCAAGAGATATTTTTATAATATCAGAATGATCTTCTTTTGAATTTTCTGTTAAAATATAATTATATAATCCCTGATTATTCTTAACAGGAACATCATTCAAAAATACAGCCTTATCATAATTTTCTGCATCCATAATTGGATTACCCATATCATCAACAAACCCAACTATAGGTCCTTCACACAGGAGATCCATATATTCTATTTCGGAAAAAGACTCAAGTGCATGTTTATTTTCATGTTTTTCTAGATTTTTAAACTTTCTTTTTGCGCCAATTACATTAGACCCAATCCGCAACCTGCCGTAACCCAAAGGAACCGGAGAACCTTGAGAAACCCTATTTTCTGCACCATTTAATACATAAGATTTAGTATTAATACTTGAGCTTGTAACTTTAGGAGGTTCAGGTGGCTTCATTAATGCAGCAATACCATAACTTATTGCAACCATAATGACAGTTTGAACTATCAGCTTAGTCCAAGCAATCTCTGCAAGCTTTGCGGCAATCCATTGACCAGCTCCTTCTACAGAAGGAACAAGGTGAATTTCTTGATTCTTAATTTTTAATTCTACCTCATCTTCTTTTAGTAAATTTTTTTCTAAATCTTCCTCGCTATTTATTTCATTTATATCTTTTTTTAGTAGAACATATTGATTTCCATCAGACAAAGATTCAACGACGGCATCAAGGAAACCATTTTTATTACAGTCTATGGCATGAAAAGCTTCGGGAATAGTGTCCACATTGAGTGTCCACTTTCTACCAAATTGCTTACCCAGCTTGCCATGTAAATATATACTTTTCACCTTAAACCTTATTTCTTTTTACACTTATTTTTCGTATATGTAAAAATCATCATCCCTTAAACTATAAATTAAAAAAGGAATACATAATTGTTTATACATTTTTATATCAAAAGGAGAAGGAAAAGATGAGGCATTTACATGAGAATGATAAATAAATACGACATTATTTTCAATTAAAACTTCAGGATTAATCCTAAAGTGAACCTCAGGATAATTGCTTAAATTTTGACATCCTAAAAACTTTAAACTTGATCCTTCCCTGCATATCACCCCGCAAGATTCCTCACTAGGTTTCAACTTAGCATATAATCTTATTTGAGAAAGTATATCATCACAAATCATTCACACGAAAGGATTATTTTCTGCACCAGGAAAACCCCCAAAAGGAAGATTTGTTGACTCATGAGTTATAGCTTCAGGATTTTTTGTTCCAGCTATAGAGTTAAACCCTCTTAATTCTTCAATATTCCCAAACCTTTTTTTACAAGCACTAACGCTTTTAGAACATTCATCTTTTAACCAATATTCTGTGTCTAAAAATGGATGATGATCACTAGCAATTCTATGACTCTTTATACAAACAAATACCTGTGGAATATTAAGATAAGGGTTACTTGAATTATGATTAATAATCTGAACAACATCTCCAGTAGAATATCCTTCTGGATTTTCCTGAGTACCTTTAATAAAATTCCTTATAGTATTCCCTCCTGAAAAAGATTCTTCATATCTATGGCCAAATTTATACCATTCTGGCACGGCATTCAACAATTGTCCCTTGCCAGTATATCTCTGAGCGTCAACTTTTCCATATGAAGCAAGATTCAAATCAGAAGATTCAGAATTTTGGGCGTTAGAATTATACTTTAAATCTCTAACTAAATTTTTACCTTCTAAAGTTTCTATAGGAAGTCCTTTATAATTACATCCAATTTCACATCTATAAGTCCAAACACAATGGTTAGCGATTATTGGTCTAGCCGGAATCCAAGCATTTTCCATTTCAAGCGCAGACACTAGCTCGAATTGAATAGAATTTTTATCTTCAGATGTTTTTCGGTTTATAAAATATATATCATCAGGAAAATGAGCTGCATCGTCACTCCTCCCAAAAGCATTCCTGTTTTGATCATTAACGCCCCTTGATGAAACTTCAAAATTTTGATTATCCAAGAACCTAGCAAAAGTTCTTTTTCTTGTAACCTTGCAATTAACAAAATCCTGATTGGCATATAATATCTTAGAAAATAAACCTTCTGGATTAGCTATTGTTAATTTAGGCCTAGGTAATTTACCTTCCCCCTGATACTCAAAACCTTCCATCTTAATTGGTAGCGGTTGATAAGAATTTCCCTGCCATACCAAAGGGTTTGTTCCATTGATCATTGGACAAAATCTATACACAGGCTCATCGTTCACGTTAACAGAGTAAACGTCCTTTAAAAACTCAAGGCTTTTCTGCAGATTGCTAAAATCAATTTCATATAAATCAATAACAGCATCTGGGGTAATAGATATTACTTGCTTATTTAAATTTGAAGAAGACTTACTCATTTTAAATTAATACTAGGCCGGAGATATTGATCGTCACTTGGTCTAGCAGGTCCATAACTAACATTATAACCTAAATCTTTTAGCATTCCAATAGATATTTCAGAAAGAGCTGCACCTTGATTAATTATAGGAACTGCTGGAGCCCTAGCTATCAAACCAAAATCAGTACCTATTTCCCCAGGAAATGTTGGTTGTATTTTATCAACTCCTTCGTTAGATACATTGCGAACCTCGGACCTTAAATATAAACCAGAATCAGTCAGAGGAATTTTATCTTTATAAAAATCAGAAAGTGGACTATTAGTAGGCATATTAAGTTCTGTATTAGAGCTTCCCTCGGCATTCCAGTGATTTAACCCCCACTCTATTTTAGACTGCTTTTCTTCTTCTGATTCTTCAGCCAGGTAAGCATTATAAGCATCCAAAACAGTTGGATTTTCATCAACATATCTCTCGTAATCATTGACATCAAAAACAATCCCCTCTTGACTATAAGATTGAAGTAATTCTTGATACTTCAGCACCGCATTATCACCAATATATTGATAAACTGAAGAATTATTTTCTGATAAATTATAAGCTGCATCAACATTCGCATCATCTTTCCACCAAGTTCTATTTTGAGACCAAAGAAAACCTACACCTAGCATATTTATCAATTCATGCAATACAGTATAATAAACAGGAGTATGTTGTGAAGCATCATAATTAACATTAACAATTTGATTATATTCCGCATTATTTATTTTTTCTGGGTCAATAGTCATTACAGCAGAAATTCTTCTCGCAAAATAATTATCATCAGGAATAACATAAGACTCAAATCCACCAACATATAATTTTACAAAATTAGATCTATCTAAATGAGCAAGACCTTTATTTAAAAATTCTTTTTCTGTATGGGTAATCTTAACTACATTCTGACTCTCAATACTAGAGCCTAGACGACCATGGTGATCTTCTAGAACTGTAAGATTTATGGAAAATTCATCTTGAACAATAGACTCTAAAGTTGAAACCGCATCTTGTATTTCCTTTTTATGATCTTCACTAAGTTCTGTTTTAAAATCAATATCAACCTCTAATCCTTTATTTAGTATTTGAGGTAGCGAAGATTTTTGAAGTGAATAATACTCGGAATTTAATTCTGGGTATGTGCTTTTATATATGTCAGATACGATATTAAAACTTGTACGATCAAGAACATGCGCCCAAGCCTTTAAACACGATTGATTTTCATAAACCATTTTCTTTACCTTACTTTCGCCAAATGTAGGATTAATAATTTTATTCCATTCATATTCAGCATTAGATAAAGTCCAACCTGTAGATACATCTATCTCCGTTAATTCTATTATTCCTTTAGTTATATACAATACATTTTCATCCCTAATTGTATAAGCTAAAACATCAGATCCTATAGTAATTCTGTAATCAACTTGCTCTATCTCTTCTAAACTTAGCGGATTCATAGCTTCATCGAAGACTGATTGTTCGATAAATATTTCACGTTTATCCCATAAATTTCTACTAAATGACTCTAAATGATAACCTCCTTGACCCAGAAGGATAATTTTATCAAAGCCTATAGATGAATTTTCAACCATATCGTATATCTGACCAGACACAGCGTAAGCTTTTTTTACAACATTATATCTATTATTACTGGCTTTTACTATACCATATTCTGATATAGAATTTAAAACAGAAAACTCAATATTACCGCAACTTTCTACTGAATTATCAAGCCAACATAATATTTCCGCAAACAAGAATTGAGAATCACTATCAATAAATGATTCTATAAAAGAAGAATTTAGAACTCTAGATGTAATTTTAGTTAAACCTCTCTGTGCGTAACCCTTAGTATAACCATTAGGAAGTTCAGCTTGAGGTATTTCTCTAACTTCTATCAATGTATGATCTTCGGTATTTGCAGAGGATATATTTTGAGTGTTAAACTTTAAAGGCTTGCTTGAAAAATCTTTTTCTATTGAATCATAATAATGCGAAGAAGTTTGAAAAATTACGCTATCATCATCTAAAGAATTGTAATAAGATGAACCTCTCGGTAAAACAATAGAAGATTTATCATCGCTCAGAGGAAGGGTATGCCCTTGATCTTTTCCGTTTTCAAACCAATAATTTAACCCCCACAATTTCTTAGGTTTAGGATATGCTCCTGCAGAAGCAACATAATTTTCGTAAAGCTCAAGAACTCCTTCTTGAGAGTCGACGTAAGATTCATAATCTCCATTCTCGGAATAAGCTTTAATTTCATACGGAACCCACAAACCAACAAGTTTTTTGAAATCTTGTTGTCCAATTTCAAATCCTATAACTGCTCTAGCCCGATTCTCAGAAGGTTGCAATTCTGTATTATTGATATAAAAACCAGGTGTGTTCAAAAATAAAAATGGAGCATTTATAACGTTCTCGTAAGACCATGGAGAAATCTCTTCTTCTTCTTGTATAGTTTCGTCATTAAATTTCACCCAAGCATTAAGGCTTGATACCAATGAATCGCCTTGGGATTCTATATATAAATTACCTTCTACAGAATTTATTCCCCGACCTATTTTTATATAACCCTTTTCTCGTCCAAAAGAATCTGTCCAAGATATTTCATTACCCGCAGAGTCAGTTAAAAAACTATCTGCTTGAGCTTTAATCTGAAAATATAAATCAATATATCCCTCTTCCCCTCCTCTTATAATGTTAGTAGAATAAAGCTCAAATACTCTTTGATCGACAAAATATAAATCAATAGATTCTAAAGATCGACCACTAGATTCTTGAATAATTATACCTTGATTATTTTGAAAATAATTTTCATTTGTAGATATAACTTTAAATCCTCTGCCGTTTAAAGTTCTTTTCTTCAATTGAATCTGCATTCCATTCAATCCTATGTCAGATAATTTATTATCAGGAATGCATATTTTTCTGTCAGTTCCTGTTATTTTTTGAGTGATTACCTTCGGATTATTTCTTAAAAAATTAGCCCTAACATCAGAAGACTCGATTGTTAGCCTTACTTCATTTAAACTGGATTCATTTAAAAGAGAATTTATAATTGATTGAGTTGGTGTTTCCCCGATCAAGTCTTGATAAATAATTTGTATATCTTTACTCGTTGGACTCTTTAATAAGAAATCTTGACTATTTAAAATCGCGATCACTAAATCAGCAACCCTCCATTGCTGTTCATTAGACTTGTCGATATAATATGAATCCAGCATCGCCTCGCCCATGATAGATAAATATATATCAGATATTTGACTATCAGTCATAGAATCTTCTCTAGAAAAACCTTGTGGACAATAATTCGACCCAAAATCATTTTGCCCAAGAATATGATATTCATCGTTAAGTGAATCGGTAGATATTAGATTGATTTCTGCACTTAAATCACCAATATTCTTAAGATTTACCTGCTTCCTTATGTACCCCTTTTCACCCAAGGATTCAATTAGTTCTTCGTCGTCTCTGCTTGAGAAGTTTATTGTTTTATTGACTATAATTTCCGCGCGAGCTTGAGAAGCTGGAGTTTCATTGTCTATAATTTTATCGCTATTTAAATCAATAGCATACTGCTCGAATCTAGCCCTTATGCTATGATTATTTTTGTAATTATATATATGCTGCCATTCTTGACACACAAAATTGTGAGGAGCTTCATATGGAGCTGGAGCAGAAAACATAAAAGGTATACATCCGTAATGCTGCTCAAGAAAATGCAGTATAGCATAAGCCTCACTATCATCTCTATTATTAAACTGAACCTCTAAAGTCAATAAACTTTCATTGATTCCGTCTTGATAAATCTGAGTATAACCCGCCCCAAGGGAAATCTCTTGCAGTCTGGGATTCTGAGATACAGTTAATCCCAAAGATGGTTTCCACATAAAATCTCTAGTCCATTGCCCTGTATTTATATGTGAGAAATTGCCTAATTCTCTAGTCCATTCTTGATGCATTTCAACAGGAGGCAATCCCTGAGCTTGACCCTCTCCGCTATGAAAATAATAATATTGATTATTTCCAGTATAAAAAACTACATCGTTTTTTTCGTAATAATCATCTTCAGAGTAAGTGGGGGCACTAGCAACAAAAAGAGAATCATTTTTTTGCAATATAGATGTATCCAAGTTCCTTAATTTTACCAAAACATCATTGCTATCTTCGAAATTAAGCGAGTGAGAAAAATCTTGACAATAAAATTTCTTGGTTTGAATGTCAAGAGAATCATATGGATGAAAAGAAGAAGCTCCGTCCCAATTGAAACCAGAAATACCTTGACTATATTTTAAATAAGAAAGAGGCTTATCTTTTGCATCTTGTCCTTGATGATTTTCTAAAAAATGTATAATCGCATTTGCTTCTCGATTTGTTCTATTTTTAAATTTTAGATTCGCTTCAAACGTTAAACTATTAATATTCTTTGGGTGAACAACATAATAACCATTTCCGTATTGATATTTATAGTTATTAGCTTTATAATTTACAATTGCTCCATAGTCAGAATCAAAAAAGAATCTATCTTTTGACCACAAATCAGAATCATCAGAAGGATCAACAAGAATTCCAGATAAAATAATATTATTACTTGACCTGGTTTCATAAGAGTTTATTTGATAAGATTCATTTACTGGCTGAATTCTTATTCTTGTATTCTTTCCATTATTATTCAAAGAAGCAACACTTTCTTCAGGAGCATTTATTATCGATAAATCTGGAGCATCAATTTTTTGAATTTCATTAAATGAATTAAATCCAAACCACTGAAGATCAGTATAATTATAAAACAAAGCCTTATAATTACCTTGAGGGTCATTCCTCCAATGAAGCCATGAATTTGAACCAGCCTTGCTTGGCGAACTTGATCTATTTTCTAAATATAGAAAGCTGTTTCTTTGATCATTCAAATTACCAAGTACTGCCTTATCTGCATAAAACCACAAACCTTGCGCTAAATCAGAATGAAACCAAAAATTTTGCTCTCCATCTTCTATCAAGCTTACAAAAATAAAACCAAACAAAGTATTATAAATCCACGATGAATCACCATCTCTACTAAAAGCTGAGTAATCAAGAATAGAATCCTCTCCAAGATTTGGCCGAAAAAACCAACTAGATTGATACCAACTTAATGTAATATGATTTGCGTCAAAAACTTGATTAAAATCATAAGCTTGGCTAGAGTGATTGATTTCCTCAAAATCTTTTTCTATAGACAATATTTTATATAATCCGTCTGAACCAACTGTCGAGCCTTGAAGACTTATCCTTTGCCCTTCTTGCAATTCGTCAGAGTTGTTCCATTCGTCGTATATATAATATGTTTCAATTCCACCATTACTTGGCCCCACATCATCTAGTGTAAATCGATATTCCCCAGAAATAACCGACTGGCTATTATTTACATCATCTCGAGCATAATAAAACCTGCCATCCCCTGTGTTGTAAACAAAATCAAATTTCTGATAATTTTCTCCAGTTTGAAATATACCCTGATAATTAGAAATATGAGTAGGTTCTTGCGATAGATATATTTTCTGCTGGCTCATTATTTTATTATTTGTTTGATACTTATATTACTCTTTGCGTAAGAATTTTCAGATATCGACATAGATTGAGATTGTATTTTGCCTTTGGTTGAAAAGGTTGCAAGTTTTACTCCTTGAACAGAATACAAATTAGCAAATATTTCAGAATCTTGAATTCCTTCAGGAGAAAAAGAATTTTGTTGATCCCCATAACTATTAAGATTGGGTATCATATCATTCGCCTCGATGGTCATCTCAGACTCAATAGTTTCCACCGAAACTCGAACAGGCAATACGCCTTCGGCTCGAGTATTAACAGAGGTGTGCTCGGATGCTCGAATATTATTATGTATTTTTCTGTTTACCACTACTGAATAAGCCAAGGAGGATATTTCAAATTGAGAATCAATAGCATTATCGGCGGATGAACCGCTAGCTTTCATTTCCCCAAACGATTTCAATGAATGCGCAAAATCAACTTCTGTTTTTCTGAAAAAGTAATTTGTTTCTTTTCTTATTGTTCCATATATATCATAACTCGCACTTGCTTCAATCAATTGAAATGGAGATAATCTAAAATTAAAGGAATTCAAATACATGTTGTCAAAAAAATATCTTCCCACTTGATTTGTATTGATGGGATTTTCGCTCATACCTTTTTTGATATCGAACAATCTATCTATATTATTAGGAGTTCCATTTTTCGCGAATGTTTCTGCTGATATGTAAAAACTGATTTCCAACTTGCCCTTTAGATTTTGAATTGGAGAGAAATTAACAAATTCTGTTTTGGCGCCAGAAATTGAAGGGTCATAATCTCCATAAACTCTTTCTACATTTAGTGATGGAGCTATAGATAAATTAGCAGACTTGACCATCAGATCTTTATTGTCTAAAGAAATTTTTCCATTTTCGAATCTTAAAAAAGGAGAACTCATGATATATAAAATTGATTATGCAATGACTCATAACCCTTGAAGGTCAAAGATACGCTCATTTCTTCATTGATAGAGCCATTGATGCTTTCACTTATTAATCTCACATTGTAGCCCGTAAAGCTATTTATTATATTGTTTTGATCTTGAGCATCCAATATTTCTATTTCAACAGAACTTCTTGGCGCAGATTGCAATCGATCTTTTATCTCTCGAATTTCATATTGATCAGCAATAATCGTAAAATTAATATCAGTTTCTATTGGATATTGTGTGTCAACCTGAACTGGATCTAAATTTTGCGCGATCAATTCATCACCTTGACCTTTTGGTATTGCATATACAGGTTGTAAATTTACTGTTCTAGAAAAACTAAAATCACTAACGGCATCAATATCAAAATCACTTACCTTTATCTTGATGCTTGATTGATCTGGGTATTGTACTTCTGGTTCTTGCTCGGTTATCAAGTTCGCGTATCCATTCATAATAAATGCATCCTTGCCCAATGCCAATACATCTCCATCATCAATGGTTCTAGTTCTTGCGTTCAAACTATTGTATGTAAAATCCGATAACTTCAACGAAGCGGTATTCCATTGATCTTTCAAATTTGCTGAACCCTCTTGATCAAGCACTTGCCCTTGAACATTTGTATAATATACATAATCTCCATCAAAAGGATAATATTCACTAGAAGTATTAACAGCATAAGGATCAACTTTCAAAACATTACTACCAAGATTACCATATACTTTAATATCTACTTGTGTATCAGGGATTGATCCTGCAGCACAATTCACTGAATATCTAGAAACCCTTGCTTTAGTAAACCCAAACCCTTTCGTATTACTGTCGTACAAAATCGCTCCGCTAATTTCCTGTTCATCGAAATCATATTTTCCCACAGAATTTGTATTCAAAAATGGATCTTTTCCAACCATCTTTCTTGAGATGGAGAAATTTCCCTCAAGAGGGCTATTGGGAAGAGCGTCGATAAAGCCAACGCCAGCTACATTAACAGGTTTTTCGCTGATTCCATAACTTCCATCAACATCTTGAACGCCATTCAATTTATGACCATTTATAATAACGGTTTGCTCATAATTAGAGTAACTCATGATTAATCACTCAAAAGTCCTCCGGCCCGTTGCTCCTCAACAATAACAGCAACAACCTGCTGCTTGATTCTTTCTGCTAGATCTGCATTTTTTTGTTCATCATTGGATCGATCCGCCGGATTTTCTCCTGAGGAGCGTTGATCTTTATCTTCTTTAGAGTTAGACCCCTTGTCCATGTTAATTGAAATACTTATGTTATTAGTATTGCCGCCAGTTGTAGAAGATTTATCAGACGAATCTATTTGAGTTACAGCTCCTCCATCATTAAATTTTCCTGCGTTTATACGATCCAGCATTGGCTTTCCTATTTGACGAGCACTGCTTGCGCGAATTACATATTCTCCTTCGCTCAACATTGCGGGAATTTGGTCGATTCCAGACTTGCCTGAGATGTGGCCGCCGCTTGCGTATTTGTTGATTTTTCCTCCTCTATAAACGAGTGCCTTTGTTCCAGATGCTAAATCAGCGCCATGTATATAGTCCATTTGAGTCATGCCTGAGGACTGCAAATAATCACCAACAGATCCTTCATCAAAACCTCCCCCCAAAAGCTCTCGATCACCCCCAAAATCAATACTATTCATCATTTGACTAACACCCATACTTACAGCCGTACCAATCAATTGATTTATTAAAGCTCTTTTTTTTGCTTTTTTCTTCATTCTTTCCTGAAGAGCTTCTTGCCTTTTTCTGCTTTCTTCAGACATTATTTCCTGTATTTCTCTAGAGTCCTCTTGCAAACCTAGGGTTTGAGTTTGTCCGGCATAAAACATTGAAGACATGGGTTTTGATTGATATTTTCTTCCGGACTCATACACTCTAGCTCCTCCGAAATTTGCAGCCAATGCAGAACCAACCTCGCCCCCGTCATTAAATCCTGGTATTTTAAAAAATGAACCTAAAGACTTAAAAGGCGAGAATAACATCTCAAGAATTTTACTCATGAATCCGCCTCCAGCAGGATTAATTGCATCAAAAACATCTCTACTTGGCGCCTGCCCTAAAAAATTACTCCGGCCAACTCCTATCTCTGAACCAAATACCCTACGGGAAGATCTTGATGAATTTATAGCTCCTTTTATATCTGTACTATATTTTTGACCCTGAATTGGTTTTCCAAAAATTTCTGATAGACCTTGAGATGGAGGATTTTTAAAAAAGTCCCCAACACTTCTGCCTCCATTTGAAAGTCCAGGAATAGTTCCTCCTGCATTCAAGCTATGCATGAATGCTCCACCGTATTTGTTTACTGCATCGCGACCCATCACATATTCGCCATCGGTTACCATAGCTGGTACGCCGCCACCGCGACTATAATTACGTATAGCTCCGCCACGATATTTAGCGCCAGGCATTGGAATATTGCCGACAATTTGGTTTGCTATATTTGTTAAGTATGCCCCTTGTATCGCTTGCAAGAAATTCATGGCAACATTATTCAGCACATCATCAAGATCCTCGGCTTGATTGATTGCAGCTTGCATGCCAGAAACCAACCCATCTCTAAAATTTGTAGCAACAATAGTGCCAAGTTGATGATCTAATTCATCTGCACTTCGCCTCATTTTTTCTTGTTCTGCGGCGAATCCATATTGAAATGCTTTGGGGCCAGTTCTTTGACGGATCAATTCATCAGTTATTTGTTTTTCTGTTTTTGCTCGGTTTTTTGCTTTTTGTTCTATATCAGCGTAATCTTCTTTTAAAGAAGAAAGTTCTTGTGACGAATTTCTTAGAAATGCATTTATTTTTTGAAGATAACCAGATTGCTTTCCAACCTCTATAGCAATTTCTTTTTGATCTTCTACACTGAGATCTGCAAATCCTTGCTCGGACAAACCTTGAGCGGCAAGTTCCTTTTTAAACTCTTGCTCAAAGTCACTACCTTGCAATGTTGTAATTAATTTTTTTGTTTGCCCAAATTCAGCTTTTCTTTCAGAATCATATCTAGCAGCCGCAGCAGTATTAATAGCTTTATTGTATGCGTTTTGAGCTTTTTCCGTCTCTGTCATCAGATGTCCCCTCGTTCTAAGCTCGAAATCATATTGATTATTCATTTCCGCAAGCAGATTACTTGAAACACGCATATCTTTATTAAATTTGTCTTGAGCGGAAAGTAAAACTTTTTCTTTATTTAAGCGAAGAATTATTGCGTCGTTTTCTTGCTTTCTGAGCATTTCTTGATCCTGCAATCGGTTAGCTATTTCTGAAAAAAGCAGCTCTATTTCTTGGGGTGTTTTGCTTTGTAATCCTGAAAGAATAGTTTTGCCACTAACCTGCTCTTCTCCAAATAATTCTTTAAATATCTTACCTCCTGAAAACATTTTATCTTCAGAACCTCTAAAGGCTTTAGATAGTATTTCTTTTTGAGATCGAGTCCTTCCTAGAAATTCCATAGTTTTTGCGCCGACAGCCTCTGGGTTTTTTTCTTGAAAGTCTCGCAAAGTTTTTACATCAGCACCACCTACTTTATAAATTATGTCTTCTTCTTGTTGATTCAGGTCCTGTATTCTTTTACTTATTCCCGCCTTTATACCTTCATAATCTTGTTCAGATAAGCTTCCAGACATTCGATCAGAAAGAATTGAAAACATTTTCGAGCTTAATGCTTGTCGTTGTTTTTGTATGTTAGAAGTCCCTTCTTCAACCATTAATGATTTAACAGCCTGAGTTCTTACGGTTTTTAAATGCTGTTGGACAGAAGGTAAATCCCTATATGATTCTTCAGCTGTATAACTTTTCCCTTCTTTGATTTTTTTTAGAACTTCCTCTGGTGCAGAAAATTTAAACATCATATCCGAGAATGCTTCTCCTGGCTTAGGGCTATATCCTGAAAAATATCGCCCCCCCACTTCTGTTGCTGGTTTCAAAGCAATATCACTTAAGCCAGATTCGATAAAACCTCTTATGCTTTGATCAAATTTGCCAGACGTTGCTTGTCGCCTTGCTCGAGCTTCGTCTTCTATAGCTTTGTTAGACTCGTTTAGGCTTGATACTAATCCCCCCAACGCTCCAACCGCGGCACCAATTGCAGTACCCCAACCAGGAAACATCATACCCACAGCTGCACCTGTTGCAGCACCACTCATCATTCCTGATGCAATACCTCCTGCAGAACCAGGCTTATCTGCTCCAGGAATAAATCCAGCAAGCATTGGAAGTCCCATCATCAAGCCCATACCGCCCATTCCTTGGTTCATATTTTTAATTCCTCCAACCAATTTAGCTCCAAGCGTTTTCCTTTTTGCGGTATTAGCTGCAACTTGTGTTGTGTTAGACTGAGAAGCTATGGTGTTTGCTTGTTGTGACACTGTGTTTCTTGTTGTAGAGGTGGTGTTTTTTTGTTTTTCTGTGGTATTTTGTTTTGTGATTTTATCTGCCTTATCTAGTCCACTCTTACTCAATTCAATAGATTTGCCATTTTTCTTTTGTTTTTTAATGGTTTCATCTATTTGTTTTCTATAATCTTCCTCTGAATACATTGAAGCATCAATACTTTGAATTTGCTCGTTTATTTTTCTAGCGAGAGCTTTTCTTTCGTCATTATTTCCAGCGTCTTTACCTATATCTCCGGCTGTAAAACCTTCTGCATAATTCGGCACAAATCCATTCGCACCAAACACATCGCGCAAACCATTTGGCTCATCATGTGTATTGGTTACGCCGAGGCCGAGAGGATTACTTTTGTTTATGAGTGCGCCGTGTGAGCCCACACGAATTTGTGAAACTGGAACACCAGCCGCTTTTTCTCGGCCTATTGCATCAGATAATGGATCGGCGAAGTTGGGGATGTGGCCGTATGCTCGAGCTTTGGAGTAAAAATCGTTTTTTAATCTTTCTAAATTTCCGTATTTACCTTTTGGCCAACTCGCAAAAGTCCTCTTGCTGTTCTGTGCCGGAACCAGAGGGTCTCCTTCTTGCCCTCTTTTGTTAATATAGTCTTGAAGCTCAGAAGTATAACCCAGGCTTGCTAAATTTTTTTGAGAAACTTGACCCTTAGGAGCAAAGGCCATTGCTTTTGCTCCTCCTATACCCTCATAACTATCAATCCTGTAGAATTTTTCTGCGGCAGATTTAAGATGGGCTGCATCACCACCACTTCCTAGCGCTATTTTAGCTTCAGCCCCAAGACTTCCAAGCGGTCCAGCCCCAAATAAATCCCACAATGCATCTCTGCCAGGCCTAGGAATATCTAACAATGCATTTCCTGGAGGGTCTACGCCGTAAGCTTCCTTAGCAACTCCTTTCTGAACTGACATGATAATTTTTTCAAAAATTTTACCAGAAGCAACTGCTACATCTGAAGATGTTATTACGCTGGGAATACTAGGCATCTTAAACAGCGAATTAACAAGTTGATTCGAAGTTTTTTGCGCTTGCTTAATTAGGTCTCCCTGTATTTTATTTTTAATTTTAGGATCATTAGCTTCTCGCTCTTTATCATCTTTACCAATAGTAAAATATGGAACATTCACAGCCTTCATCCCGGTTTTTTTTGTAGCGCTAAATTTTTTATCTCCGCTTTTTGCACTGGGGTTTATATAAATTATATTTTTCTTTCTGTCTGGACCAGTATATCCACCGCCATCTTGAGCAGAACCAGCAAATAATACCATTTTACTATCCGCATTATATGTTTGCGCAAAATTCGGTATATATCCCCCCGCAGCATATGGATCGAATCCATGTATACTACCAAATGCTTGTTGATAATTTTTTCCAGCTTTGCTGGATTGTGGGGGCATGATTGCGGGCTGTTTAAAGCCTGCGAAATTTTTGACTGTTTCTGCGCTGTTGTATATGACTGGGCCTTCGCCAGGCATGTTCATACTACGAATTGTTCCAGCAGCATATCCTCCTCGTGCAGCTTGTGCGCGCTCGGGGTCTGCATAATTTGGAATATGACCTGAAGCTCTTCGCCTTCCTTGTGTTAAATTTGGGCCAAATCCCTGTCGATACAAAGTACTTGCGGCTTGTTTGCTTACTACATTTAACGCGTTCGCTTCTGCAACTTGAGCTTTGAGTAAACCAAGTATGATTTTTTCCTTTTCGGTGCGACTGATATCGGTACGCAACATTTCTTTATTGAGAGCTGCGTTTTGACCAAACAATGTTACCAAGCTTGTTTGTATGGCTTTTTGTTTTTGAGCTTCGCTTGTTGTTCCAACCAAAGAAGTTAAACTTTCTTTTGTGAATTTAGCTGCTTGACCTAAAAGTTTAAAAAACACTGCTGTAAGCATAACCAATCCTGGTCCAGTCAGCACATTACCTATGCCTTTGAGTAATCCTGTGGCGAATTTGCCTCCAGCGCTTTCTCCATCTCCAAGAGCGCCTCCTATTCCCTCAGCAAAGCTTTTGACTGTGTTCAATATTTTCTCCATTCCAGGAGCAAGCATGATTTCGCCAATTTGCGCGCTAACTTGCTTGATAGCCAATCCTGTTTCAGTGGCCATTGCACTCATGGTATTTCGAAGCTGCTCATTTTTTTGAATAGATTCATCTGTGGCTGCAGCAGATATTCTTGAAGCTTCAGCCAGAATACCATTTTGCTTGGCCGCATCACTCAAAACAGCTTTTAAAATGTTGATCTGAAAAACTCCACCAACAGTTTGAGCAATCTGAGCTTTTTGCGCCGCAGATAAGGTATCAAATGTATTCGCAAGATCACTAAGTATCGTCTTGGCGCCCAAAACATTTCCCTCTATATCCCTTACAGCTATGCCAAGACTTTCTAATTGGTTCAATGTATCGGTTCTGCCAATACGAGTGAAAATTGTTTTCAATGAGTTTCCGATTACTGCACCACCACGAGCAGTTTTTTGTTGAGCCGCCGTAACAATACCTACAAATTCATCAATATCAACTCCCGCACTCAAAGCAGACTGTCCAGCTCTTGAGATGGCTTGAGCAAAGTCTTCGGCGCTAACCGCAAACTTAACATCAACCGCAGCAAACTTACTAACAAGCTGAGTGGTATCTTTTATTTGACTACCGTATGTGTTCATTGCGGCAGTCAAGGCTTTTACAGCTTCAGCTGAATCCATGCCTGTCAAACGGGTCAAGATCAGAGCATCTTTGGTTCTCTTTAAAGATTCCTCAACGCTCAAGCCTTGACGAGCATATTCTGTTGCAGCTTGAGCGGCAACATTGAATGCTGCACCAGCTTCTTTTGCTACTTTAAAAAGGCCATCTCCAAATTTATCCAAGTTTTGAGTGCTTAAGCCCATCACAACATTGATATCGGCCATAGCTTTTTCGACCTCAACCATATTGCGAACCATGCCTTTAAATGCATCAGCTACTCCATTGATTATGGCCATACTAGCACCGAACGCAAGAATACGAGCATTAGCAGCCTCCATCGATTTGGTAAACTCATCAGCACCCCGTTTCATGTTGCCAAGAGGCTGAGTTGCACCCTTGTCATCAATGGTTATTTTGATGGGCGTACGGCGAATTCTATTTACAGCCGCTTGTACCGCCGCTTCAAGCGGCTTAGTATTACCATGTACGTCAAGATCAATAGCCATATTTCCTTATTCCTTAGATAAGGTAAATATACACCAAAATTATGTCACACCATGTAATTTCATTAAATCTTCCATATTCAAGGTGCCACCTTTCTTTTTTGCTTCCTCATGAAGATCCACTGCGCCCTTGGGTTTTTGTATACCCAATCGTTCATAATCCTCATCCTTTGCGCCAACAAGCGTTCCGCCATCACCTTGTGAAAGTTTATCTTTTACCTTATCTCTTTCTTCTTTTGAACTGCTACCAAATTCCAACAATTTCGCGGGATCTTTTCTTATATTCTCAGGTATATTTTCATTTGAGTCAAATATATTTTTAAATACTCTAGTATATACGATCAGTCTTATTTGATTGTATGTCAATTCGCAAAATGGTTTTCCATAAAACTGCAGACTATCTTCAGCAAAACTTAAATATGGATTGTAAAAGTCTTCTAGTATTGTATATTGTATATTTTCCTCGCTGAAACTTTGAAAAATTTCGTTGTAAGTGAACACAACTTTCTTGATATCTACGTTCTCAAGCTCATCAAAAACTTCTTCGCTAAACAATTCGCGCTTCATTTCGGCATCTCGATAGAAACTCTTGATCATATAAAAGTCATTGAGTCTATCTTTTGCATACTTCTCGCAGGTGTTTCCAACAAGCTGTATTTTTTGGGTTTGCTTTTCTAGCAGCAATTGTTCTTCTTTTTTGATGATTTCTTTTTGTCGATCAACGTCTTTTTTGAGCACTAGTTTTGTTAATGCTTTCTTTAAGTTTTTGAGATAAAAAGTTTTTTCGGTGATCACTTTTTCATCCGCCTCAAGCCATTGACCTTCATCTTTCAGAAACTCAAGCATATCCTTTTCGGTGGGTACACCCCTGCGCTTGGCCTCATTATAATAACCCTCTTCGATCTCCTCAAGCTCAACTTGATCGTGTGGGGTTAAATGCTTTATATATACAAGCTGATCGTCAAGAATCGTGGTTGAGTAGCCACGAACTACATCTCTAAAAACTCTTCTGCGCTTGGTAGCTTCCACGCATTATATGTTTCCTTCTTCGATGTCCGTATCAAGCTTTTCAAAATCAGCTTTACTTACCGCACCACTACTATAATACCAAAAACTATAAAGCGCCGCAATTTTTCCGCCAACAATGTCATACAGTTCATCGCCGTCTTCTTCTAGCTCATAATAGGTCTGCAATTTTTGCTCAAAATCATTTCCCACAAACAAAGGATTCATATCCTCTTCGTCTTCTTTTTGTAAATATGTAAGATTAAGAATATACCATTGTATCACTTTATTTTCGGCACGCACATCTGCAGTGTGATTAAATAAATTGGAATAAGAAGTTTCAACATTAATAATATCCTTTCTAAGACCAGCGATTTCACCTGATATTTCTTCAAGTCGCTCAGAATCTTTTTCTGTTTTGGTTGATGACTTTAAACCCAATCTCTCTGCTTCTTGAGATAATTCTCCGTATTGCACATACATTTTTGTCAAAGCTTTTGC